TTGAACTTGGGTCACACGATTATCAGTCGTGGGCTCTGCCATTGAGCTATCGGGGTATATATGGTGCGCTCGGAGGGATTCGAACCCCCACCTCACGACTTCGTAGGACGGAACACTCTCCAGTTGTGCTACGAGCGCATTATTTGGTGGTTCAGGTGAGACTCAAACTCACGATAGGCACCGTATGAAGATGCTGCATTAGTCGCTTTGCTACTGAACCATATAGAAACACTCTGCCGAGTCCTTGAATCTCATGGTGACCCTACTTCACGGCAGGTTCTTGCATTGGTCGACATTTGCAAGTTTACTGTTTATCCGCTGTAGTCACTCAGAATGTTTTTATATGGTGGAGGCCGAGGAAATCGAATCCTTCTAGACATTCTCCTTGCAAGGGAGAACCGCAGCCCACTGCTGCCCCCATATAACTGATTACTTATCTCATTGTACGCCATCAGTCAAGGCGAAATTTATTGGTCTCGGTGGCAAGAATCGAACTTGCGCTACATGCTCCCAAAGCACGGGTGATACCATTTCACTACACCGAGATAAAAAACAACAGGATCGTTTTTGTCGCTAGACATCCAAAGTTAGCTTTATGTTTGCTGAACCGATCCTAAAAACTTGGCTCCTCGACCTGGGTTCGAACCAGGGACCAACGGATTAACAGTCCGGCACTCTACCAACTGAGCTATCGAGGAATAAAAAACTGGCGGTCTTAAGGGGTAACGATCCCCTTCTTTCAGCGTGACAGGCTGATGTGCGTCCATGAACACTTTAAGACCAAATTGGTGGAGAACCAGGGAATCGAACCCCGTATACCGTAAGGTGGATGATTTACAGTCACCTGAAGTCACCAATGCTTCTCGTTCTCCATTAAATTGTTTGGTAGGGGCACAGAGAATCGAACTCTGATTTGCTGGTTAAAAGCCAGCTACTTTCGCCGTTAAGTTATACCCCCATAACTACCATTTGTTTTGCTGACGCACTATTTGCTATGCTTCAACGGAATAGCTGCAGCGTTACCGTTTATTAACATAGTTACTCAAGGTTGACGTTTCCCCCGTGGCTTACATCAGCAAAACAAATGATACCATACTAAAACACATTAGGGTGTCAATGCCTTTACCACCAGGGTCTTCTCACGGTGCCGTCCACCGATAAGGCAATGTCCACATTACACTTCAACTTTATCCAGCACCATCGGAAGGCTTCATGTGATTATGGCCAGAGTCAGCACGGCTGCTGAAATTCTCTGCCAGTCACCTACTGGAGTTGGTAACCCAATGTGTTTTAGTATGGTACNCNNTACNAGAATCGAACTNGTCTTTCCGCCTTGAAAGGGCAGCGTCCTAACCGATAGACGAANNGNGCATTTGACTCTACAAATTTTTAAAGAACAAGTAAGTATTGTATCAGAACATCACTTACTTGGCAACCAGTTGTTGTATGATTACAACATCTGTTTTTTTGTTTCGATTTCTCAAAACATGAATGTATTGTATCACAACCAGATAGTTTGTCAACCAGTCTGTTGTTTTTTTACAACTTGGAGTAGGCAACAGGAGTCGAACCTGCATATACTGAGTTTGCAATCCAGTCCCTAACCATTCGGGTCATGCCTACACTAACTTTTTCCTTGAACTACGGTGTGTTTCATCACGCCTCATAGTCCAATCGTATGTTCCACCATCTGGTAGAACTTTGTTTTCTACTGCATCAACACCGAACATACCTACAATTTCTGTAGTACCATCGGTGATTGTTACGAATTCATCACAGGTCTTAGCCCACATCATGGCACCTGATAATGTTTCGTGTTTAACATCTTTCAATCTTGTTTTTACTAACCACATAATCTCACTTTCATTTGGTACCTCGGAAAGGAATCGAACCTTTTCAAGAACGCTAATCTGGCGCTAAAAGTCTTATAAGGACTCTCTGACTACCAAGTCACCGAGGCATTTGGCGGAGAGTATCGGATTCGAACCGATGCGCCGATTTCTCAACGACAGTTTAGCAAACTGCTGGTTTAACCACTCACCCAACTCTCCATTATTTGGTGGAAGCGGTGAGATTCGAACTCACGGACCCATTCCTGAGCCGGCAGTTTTCAAGACTGCTGCCATAAACCAGACTCGACCACGCTTCCATATAGAAACACATTATGCCCTACTACGTCTCCATTCAGGACTTACTAATGTGTTTTTATATGGCACCCCGTATTGGATTCGAACCAATGATACCGATTTCAAAGACCGGTGCCTTAGACCACTAGGCGAACAGGGAACAATTTTTTGACTCTACAAATTTTTAAAGAACAAGTGTGTATTGTATCAGAACCAAAAGTCCTGTCAACTACACTGTTGTATCGAAACAACAAACAAAAAACCCTTAGAACTTTCGTTACTAAGGGTCTTGTGTTTTTTATCTCTTGGTAGAACTTCTTTAGTCGTCCCATCCTTCATCTACACAAAACCCTTTGGACTCATTCGCCCATGACAAATCGCAATTAGGTGTTAAACTAATTGAGCGATAAATTGGCTGAAAGGATATATGTTTGAGTTTTGTCATAGTTGGTATTATATAGGAACTTTTAAGCCTCGGCAAGCACTTTTTTAAAAAATATTTGGTAATTTTAGGACCAAACACGGAAGTTTTCAAAACAACATGGATTAGAACTATCGTATTTACGGTAGAACAATGAGTTGTTATCTTCGTTTGGAATCCAGTCCGAATACACGGTAACGATTGGGTCCCAATACATGTCGCCAATTTCCAAAATCTTTTCAAATGGAACGGATTCTGGTTCAACGTATCCCATGCGTGGATTTTCAATCATCCATACAATAGCACCCAACATAGAACCTGCAACTTGCATAGAGGTGGCATTTTCACCTTCCATTAACTCACGAGCTCTGTGTATGTCCAATTGAGAACCGTGCCACATACAGAAGTCATCACCGATTAGAAGAACACCAAGTTCATCCATACCAGAAACGATTTCATCTTTAGCAATACGTAGTTCTTTCTGCATGTCCAATTCATTACCACGCATTTCATGTAATGATGCCAATGCAGCATCAGATGCTTGATACACATAGTGTACGGTTGGACGAAAAGACTTGTCCTTTGTTTGGAAGTATTGACTGATAGTGATAGACTCGGAGTGTTGGATACAGTAACCATTGAACTGTCCACCATCAGGAACCCATGACTTCATCAATACAGATGCACCAGGTTGGTGTAAGAATGCTGCCCATCCTTGGGTAGAACCACCTTCTGGTTTTTTGTTTTCGTGTGTACCCCAACCCATTTCAGCAGGCGCACGACCTTCTGCCCAAAAACCTTCACAAGACCAAGTGTTAACAAACTCGTCTTTAGTTTTAGGTGCAGAGATAACTTGTTGGTCACGTTCAGCAATGTGTACAACCTTGACACCAAGTGACTTCATCAATTGTGCCCATTCTTCTTGTGTCTTAGGTACATTAGAACCACGACCACGTTTCTTAGCCAATTGCAACAGAGCACGTTTGGTCAAGTGAGTAACATAACCAGGGTTTGCACCATGAGTTACACAAAGAGTTGCACAATTTGGATATTCTTCCATTGCAGCTCTCATAACATTGTGTGTATGATACAATGTACGGTCAGCAAGTTTAGGAATTGTTTCGTCTGGGTGATGTTCCCAACGTTCTAGTGATGTATCAATTTCCATCACACCGTTTTCTGCACACCATTCTAGTAATGAACGAGCATCAATGTTCAATGATGCATTGATAATCATGTCACCTCTACCAACATACTTGGCCAATTCTTTTTTGTAATTGGATGGTTTGATTTCTTCTCTGACGTAGTTAACACCAGAACCTGCATGACGTTTCAAGAAGATTGCACGGTGATTGTCACGTTCCAATACAGTAATGTTTTTTGGATCACAAACGATGTGTCTTAGAAAGACAGGAAGAATTGCTTGACCGACTGAACCATATCCAATGATAAGAACTTTACCACTGAACTCAGCATACTTTTCATATTTTGTTTTGTCGAAGTCTTTAAAAGATTTAATTGCCATGGTTTTTTTACTGTAAAAATTAGAACATGCTATATTTAGTTATCACTTCCATTTGATAGGTGTAGAGACAATTGGTGTGTTAGGATTCTTAAAACCTTGAAAAACATCCCAAAGTTCTTCTTCTACTGTGAATTTTGTCATTAATCCGGCTTCACGACCATGTGCATCTATTTCCCATGGATGTAACCAGTAATCAACTTTATCTGAATCTATGCGTTTACCTCTCCACATTGATAGTGAGTCATTGGTTTCGCCATGGATAAGTTGTTTGACATGCACCATTTCATGTGCAAGAGTTTCTAGTATTGAATATACACCAATACCAGGATGAACTTCAATTAGAAATTCTCTAGGTTCATTTCTAGTGTTGTACCCTTCTGCACCACAAGAACCAAAGTCCAACAGCTGTCCGTCAAATCGGACTTTGATTTTACAATTATTGCGGATGCGGGTATTCGGAATCAACTCTTTTGCAAAAAAATCAACAGCCCTTTCCACATAAGGTTTGAAGTTTTTGTCTGGACAATTTGTGACTTTGACCTTCATTTTGACCCCCTTAACCTATATTTAGAGGTCAGATTTGCTCTACTTTGACTCCGGCTTTTTCGAGAAATTTAATTCCCTCATCATTCCTATAAACATTGCGATAGAACACACTATTAATACCACTCTGATAGACCAACTTGGCACAGTCCAGACAAGGACTGTGGGTAACGAACAAAGTAGCGCCGTCACCAGACTCTGTGGACTTAGCCAATTTAGCCAACGCATTTTGTTCAGCATGTAAAACCTCTCTTTTTGTTTCCAACAATACCATTTTTGGTTGAACTTTAACTTCATTTTCACAGTTATTGTCCCAACCAGCTGGCATTCCATTCCAACCATAACTGATGATATTTGATTTTTTTACTATCACCGCACCCACATGTAATCTTCTAGCATAAGACATATCAGCAATTCTGAATGCTAAATCCATATAAAGATTATTATATCTTTGCTCTTTGAGTTTTACCTTTTCTCCATCCATCATCTATCTCACTTTCTGCCATAATCATTTTATTATTGGTGCCATTGGTAATCCAAATTTTACCTGAATTTCTTTCATTCCATCAACACATAGTCATTTTTAGAAACACCACATTCTGGACAGTTGACTTCATCAGGTAAAGACAACCAGTCTGCTTCAGATAATTGGTGGCCACAAACTACACAAACGTAAATTCTTTCGCTCATTTCAATTCTCCTAGTTTAACTTGATATGCTTCTGCATGGCGTTTCTCAACTTTAGCCAATGCATCAAAACGTTTTTGTGCCAATGCCAACACTTTCATAAATTGTTCAGCGTGTTCTTTTGATTCTTCAATTTGTTCATCAAACTCTTTGCTTGCGTAAGATAATCCTTCACCATAAGCTTGATTCTTAAATTGAGGATACATTTCCGTAAACTCGTATGTTTCACCTTCAATAGCCATCTCAAGGCATTTGCGGGTATCTGGTTTACCAATCAATAGTTCCAAATGACCCCATGCATGGAGAATTTCTTGGTCTGCGGTGTGTTCAAAGTGTTTTGCAACATCTTCAAAACCTTCTGCACGAGCCAACTTGGCAAAGTAACGGTATTTGATATGTGCCATTGACTCACCGGCCAATGCACTCTCTAAGTTTTTTAATGTATTCGACATAATTTTCCTTCATTGTTAAAGTAACCTGACTGATTACTTATCATAGTATAACACTATTTTGACAGAAAATCTAATTGATTTTATCTATCATCATTATTGGTGCGCCCACTAGGACTTGAACCTAGGACCAATAAATTATGAGTTTACTGCTCTGACCAACTGAGCTATAGGCGCATTAAAGATTTAAAAATTTGTTGTTGTAAAGATACCGCACTATCAACAAACGCAAGATTATCAAAGTACTTATCATCAAAGTAGGATTGAATTTTACCTTTTGTTGCCTGAATAGTGGCTTCTTTTTCACCTTGTGCAACTGTAACAACAGTCATACCATTTTTCTTGGCGATGTGTTGCATCACCTGATTCTCTGATAGGCATTGTGTATACAAGGTCTTTGCACCTTTAGACATTGCCCATGTTGCACCACGAATGAATAATTCTTGTCCTAGACCTTTACCACGAAATTCTGGTGCAACGGTGAAACCCATTTCAGCAGTATAATTCCCATCTTTGGTTAGCGGACAAAAAGAAACATGAACAGAGCCAACAACCCCAGCGTTTTCGTGTTCAACAATAAACCACATGTTCTTGAAACCAAATTCGTCAAAGGCCTTATCTAAGTAATCAATTATATTAGCATCGGATGCAGCATAACCAAATCTCAAGTAACGGTCTTGACCAACAATGTCTTCCAAAAAATGGTCGTATAACCGGTTCGCATCTTCTTCGGTTGCAATTTTACGCGGAATCATTTCACTCTTTCTAAAGAATCTTTACGCATCCAATGTGATACTTGTGTCAGTTCTTGTGAAGGTTCACGTTTACAGACAGACAAAAACTCCACACCATCAATTTCTTGGGTTGGCCAGTGTTTGAATGTGTACACAATTTCTCTTGAAGAAATCACTCGCATTTTAATAAAGTCTAATTTTTTCATAATATCACCATTATACATGAAAAAAAAGGGTCTGTCAAGACCCTTTCTTATTACTCTTTAGAGAATAGGGGAATCTTTTTGATGGCGTCTTGCATCTTTACCATATTAGACAAACCTATCTTCAACATACCGTTTACCAATTCGGCATTTTCAATTTCTACCTTATCGGCAATAGTGAATTCATGTGTGAAGTTTCGGTTAGCAATTCCTTTGTAGATGAAAGTATCTGGTTCATCCTCTTTAGCGTTGCCTTTAACGACAAGCTTGTTACCTTCTAGAGTAACTTCAATATCTTGTTTACCAAAACCAGCAACAGCCATTTCAATGACGTATTCGTTTTCGGACAACTGTTTGATATTGTATGGAGGGAATGCCGCTTTCTGTAGTTTTTTTGAAGCCTTTTCAAGTTCTTCAAAAACATCGGTGAAGCCGATTGTGAAAGGGTCGAAGCGATGGAAGTTGAACATGTCGTTCATAGTTTTCTCCTAATTAAAGCAAGATTAAATTTGGTACCCCGAAGGCATACCGGTTAAGTGCTGGTTACGTTTTCCAGCGGTAATAACGTCTACCCGTTTTACTAACGCCCCTAAGGTAGGTGGAGCACCTCAATTTGGCGGTGTTTCTTGTGCAGGTACAACTCGCAAACCTGTTTTCCCATCCCGATGGGAATATTACATATTATCCAAACCAGTTTGATGACCAGCTAAAGCACCTTCATGCCATTCTTTATGTTCAGGAGTACCTTTTTTGTGTGGATTTTGTTTTAACATCTCAGACTTTCTTGCTCGGGCAGTTTGTTTGAAACCTGAATCCATGGCGTGGTCAGCAGCAAAATCATGTCCAGTTTGCCAGTGGTCTTCACCACCTTCTTTTGTTTCTACAATCTGTTCACCCAAAAGTACCTTGATTACAGTTGTTCTAAAGTCCATGTTTAATTCCTTTTTGACTTATTTAGTTACTCTGTGGTTTTTTACCAATGTTATACTTGGCGGTTAGTTGCCATTCATCCTTCTCTTTGTGAGACAGAATTTTAACCTGTGAAAGGAAGATAGGTTCTGGTGTCTGAGTTTGTTCTTTATTCACAATCTCCAACAGACCCCAATCAGCCAATAGGTTTGCAATGGCATTTCTACGTGCCAAATCATTCTCGGTAATATCAGCAGGTTTACCATCCAATGCAAATAGTTCTTTGAAGTGAACAATGTAGTATTGTCCACGTTTGTGTAAAATGTGGCAAGATTGGAATAACGTTTTGTCTTTTTTGGATGCTACACCGATACGGGTCAATGTCTCACGCACTTTTAAAAAATCATCTTGTTCCTTCAATCTCACTTCAACCAAATCTTTAATGTCAATCATTTAGTTCCGCCCTTATCTGTTTTTATTCTTATTTCAGCGATTTGTTCGTCAGTAAGGATACGGAGTGCTTCTTTGGCCTTTTCATTGGAGTAACCAAAATACAACTTGACACACTCAATATCCTTGTCTCTGTTAGCCTTTTGCCACGGTTGGAATTTCCGTTTCATAGGTCTAACACTATTTAGAAGGTACTGGTATTGTATGTCTTTGTCGATATTTGGCCAAAGATTCATGTCGTTTGCATAATGAATACAGTCGATATGATAAGATAAGGCACGGTTAACCAAGAAAGGTGCATAGTCATTATAGTCCTGTTCAACCTGCATGACCGATTTACCGGTCTGTAAGATTGACGGAACGATTTCTTTGAATAGGTCTGGCATTACTTGAACTCACATTCAACCATGATTTCGGTCAAACATGCAATCAAGTTAATTTCGTGGTCTGCCACAAACGCAGCTTGATACTGATATTTGGCAAGGATTAGAACCAATTGTGGAACTGAACTGCCTTGCAGTTGTTCATATAGAGAATCATACAGACCTCTAAAGATACGTGCCTGGTCGTTGTCCAAGTTGTTGGTGACCCATTTGCGACAGGCCGCAAAGTCTTTGTCTTTCAGTGCTTTGATTAACTCGGTTATCTGCACATCGGAAACTGATGCAAGAATACCTTTATCAATTGTGCCACTAATACTATAGCGCTGAAGCTCGTTAAGAATACGGCGATTATCAGGGAAATGTTTCGTAATAACTGCTGCAACCACTTGCTTGTCATAGGTTACTCCTTCTTGAGTCAAGATGTTTTCAACACGTTTAAAGAATGATGTAGCCATCTTGGCTTTAGAACCATTGGCTTTGAAGTCAATCACGGTACAACGTGAATGAATAGGATCAATAATCCGGTTTTTAAAGTTACAGGTGAAGATGAACGAACAGTTAGTTGAAAATTCTTCAATGGATGCACGTAGAATCGCTTGGGCATTGTGTGTTAGATAGTCTGCCTCATCAATGATGATGACCTTGCGGCCGCCTGCCAAGGACATTGCGGATGCATAGTTCTTAATCTTTACACGAATGGTGTCAACGCCGTTTTCATCTGAACCGTTAATGATAATATAATCACAACTAATCTCATCACACATTGCTCGTGCAACTGTGGTCTTACCGACACCTGCGGTACCACAAAGTAATAGATTAGGGATTTCTTTCTTGTTGACAAACTCTTGAAAGGTTGCCTTCATTGCATCAGGCAAAATGCAGTCTTCAATTTTATGTGGACGATACTTCTCTACCCACAGCATGTGTTCGCTCATTCAAATTCTCCATAATATAAAAACATAGTATAACACGACCCGAAGGCCGTGTCAAGTTCATTTAGATTTTGATGTAATTTTCTTCCTTATTAGCAATATCTTGTGGTAAACAACCTTCAATATTCCAAGGAAATTTTCCGTTTTTAGAATAGTACTCAAAAACTTTCACCAAAGAATCTTCCAACGATTTAAATTGTTGAACCATTTTTTGGCGTCTATCATTAACATCAAAAGCTTCAGTTGGTGATTTGGTATGAATTGTGAAGTATGATTCGATACCCTTTTCAGAATAACGTCTAGCAGCATTCATAAGGAATTCATACTCGTATCCCTCCAATACTGACCATCCATATTTTTTTCGTTTGAAATCGAAATTACCACCACAAACATAATCAGTATTCTTTGATAAAAAATCTTCAACGTCTTTTGCGGTATATGTAATCACATCACGATATACATTACATCCATTCTTCAATAATTGTCGAACAGAATCTCTAACAATTTTAGCTTTGGTGTTTCCGTGCATATTTGAACAAACTTCATTGACATATTCTCGGATACTATCTTCATTAGGTTGAACTAACTTTGAACTGTGAGCAATAAGTCTGACAATAGTATTGACTACATCATCTTCCGTGTTCGCAAATGATGGAGCATGGTCATTTTCTTTTAATTGAAAAGTTCTTATGGAATCCTCGTAACCATAATCATCACAAGGAATATCATAAATGTCAAAAATCCATTCAGTAAATCCTAAATTACGCAGAGCTTCAAAACGGTGACCTCCAGCAACAAGTTCATATTTTGTAATTTTACCATCAAAAATTCTTGAAACTTCTCTTGCCACAGGAGGCATTTTAGAATAGTCAAAACCATTTTTTAATGAGTTTTGTAATCGTTGAATGTGTGACACATTTTTTCCATGTGTGCGAACAGAGTTGTCTTTTTTAAGTGGTGGAACATAAATTTCGTCCAGTTTAATTACAATGCGCTTTTTAAATTTTGCACCTGGAGAAATGATTTGGCCAAAGGTGACCAATAACGGGTCTAACGTTTTTGTATCGAACATAAATTTTCCTTAAATTTAACACAAAGAGATGCAAAGTGCAAACTCATTAATGTGCTTGGGTTTAAAATGTGAGGTATTGAACCTCATTTATATATATGTGTCATTTTAGATTTTACGCCAAATGTCATTCTCTTTGACGTAAAGTTTACCGTCAGGACCAGGTACAATATTGACCTTTACTTCCTTTTTGGTACCTTCTACATATTCATCACCGAAACCACTTACCATATAATATCCATTCATACTATATGCAGGTTTTGGTTTTGGTGTACCGTATGTTGCCATCAATTGCAACACAGGTTTACCTTCGAGTTGTTTTTCCAACTCTTTGGTGGGTAACTCATCTTCTTTGTAGACAATGCGTTCCTTGACCTCGGCATATGCCTTGGCACCTACCGACAAAAGGCCTAAAAGGCCTAATGTCTTTGCAAAACTTCTTCTGCTAGTTGGGTCCATTACTTGACCTCGTTCATGCTTTCAAACAAGGCTTCAAACTCTTTGTATTCCGCAACTTCAGTTTGGAAAGAATTCTTGTGTTGAACTTTTGCCATACGTTTGATAATCTTCTTAGGAATCTTCAACTCATCGGTTGCTGCATCAACAATGTCTTTGATTGCTTGGTTGTTTGAATCATTACGGTTCATGTGCAATACAACTTCATCAACATAACCTTTGAGTTTCTTCAAAGATGTATCATCAAAATCACCGAACAAGGTGGTTACTTTGGTCATTTGATTTCTCCATTAATCAAACCAACTGCAACGTCATAAGATTCTTCAACAACGACTGTACCTGATGGAATAGTGATGATGGTTTTACCTGCAACTCTTGGATCAACTTCTGAAGTTGAAGGTGCAACGAACACAGCAATAACTTTTAAAGGGTTGATTGCCACAGGACTATTTGAAATGCTGTCATTAAATTGTAGTAACATATTATTCTCCGAAGGTTGATTCTTTGGCTTCAATTGCAATGAAGTAATGCAAATCGCCAGCTTTGTTTTTGAATGATGCAAGACCTGCCTTAGAGATTCGAATATCATAAGAATCAGGAATCATCTTGAAGTTTTCAGTCAGGAAAACTGCCTTGAATTTGTTACCATTATCATTAGCACCAATTTCTGTGGTGTTAGTGTGTGCGGCATCATCTTTAGGATTGAACACTGTGACGGAGATACTTTCACCATCAGACTCAAACGCAATGTTAGGAGCACCCAACACAGCTGCGTTCTTCAAAACTTGAGCCAAGTCTTCTTGTGTCAATGTGAATGAACCATCAACAGAAGGCAACTTCAAGTCTTTATCTGGTGCAGAGACAATCATGTTCTTTGCAGTCATACGATACTTGGTCTTTGAACGGCCATTTTTGAAGATGACATTTTGTGTTTCAAAGTCCAGTTCAGTTTCTTTACCCAAAGAATGTACAGACAAGAACTGGTTCAAGTCATAGATACAGAAGTCTTGTGGGAAGGCGTCTTTCAAAGTCGCCACAGCCAATACAGTCTTTGTAGAGGAAATGGTTTTGATAGTGTTGCCTTTTTTGAATTCCAATCCAGAGTTAATCCCTGCAAAGTTCTTCAAAACGTTTAGTGTCTCGTTAGACAATTTCATAATATACTCCTTATTTCAATTCACTGATTATACTTGATCCATAGGAAGATGCAAGACTTCTAATCAAGTTTTCTTTCAAGTCTTCCATAGTACCTGAATTTTGAATAGTATGGTCAATAGAACCACCAATCCAACGCCATTCAGATTCATGTACACCTGATTCATTCAACATATATTGTTCTTCTTTATGTCCGCCGTGGTTTGCGGAAGCTGCAATAGAATACCAATGTGGTCTTACACCACGTTCAATTTCAATTGTAACACCTTGCATTGAGTGTACAAATTCAATTTCATTTTGGAAACGAACATCGGTAATAACATAGTTTTGATATGGATTATCTTGCATGAATTTCTTCAAACGAATCACCCAAAAATCTTCGTGAAATACATCACGACCAACTTCTGTACCCATCAACTGTAATGCCAATCTAGGAGTAAATTCACGACCAAAAGACTTAGACCAAAACTCATCTGGTTGTTCTCGCCATTCACGGGAGACTTGTGTA